CTAAGAAAACGGGTAATAAAGTTTTGGGCATGGCTTGTACATTTTGCCCATACAAACTTCCTTGTTGGGGAAGTAAATTGCAATTGTTACCACAACAACAATCGCAAGGCAAGAATCCTAAATGGGTTTGGTATACTGAAGTAAATAATCCTAAGAAAGAGGAAACTTTTGAATAGAGATTATAACTTTAACTGGGTGGGGAGTAGTTTTGAGGGGTCTATTTTCCACCCTTATACTGATGATGTTATACTTTGTAATATATAAAAATAAAAAAGATAAAGAATTTAAAATGTTTACTAATGTTATATTCAATAATGAAAAAGATGCAGAAGAGTTTGGTAAAAAAAGTATGAAGAGAGGATTTGAACATAAAGTAGTAGAATATAATAATGATAATTATGAGAGGTATTGGTACAAATGACAAAGAAAAAATTTGATACATCAAATGCAATAAAAGTTTTAGTTACACCTTGGGATAAAGGTTTTACTTGTGGTATAGTAATGGATAGTAAAGCAGCAATGACTACAGAACAGTATGAATTATGTTCTACCATTGCAAGAGGTATGATTAAAATGGCAACATCCGATCCCCAAACTACATTTATGTATGGTCTTCGTGGTTTTGCTGATGATAAAAAAAGTAACAATAAAGATTTAGCTATTAATTCTGTAGCAGAATTTGATAGTGAAGATAATGTTATTGATTTTATTGAATACTTAAAAAACAAACGTGATAAGGAGTTAAACTAATGGCAACACACTTAGTTATAGGAGACCCTCATTGTACTCCAAAGGCAAGCAATGACAGATTTTTATGGGCAGGCAAATTTGCACATGATCTGAAACCAAATACCATAGTATGCATGGGTGACTTTGCAAGTATGGATTCACTTTCTAGTTATGATAAAGGTAAAAAATCATTTGAAGGCAGAAGATATAAAAAAGATATAGACCATGCTCATGATGCATTGGGTAAATTTAATAAAGGTCTTAATGGAAGACGACCAAGAAAAATCATGCTACTTGGTAATCACGAAGATAGGATAGACAGAACAACAGATGAAATACCAGAACTTGATGGGACAATTAGTACAGATGATCTTAAATTTAAAGAGTATGGTTGGGAAGTTCATGAGTATCAAAAACCTGTTGTGGTCGATGGTATATACTATTGCCATAACTATCCTACTGGTGTTATGGGCAAGCCTGTTAGTGGTGACAACATTGCTCGTTCTTTATTAATAAAAAATAAAGTGTCATCTACTGTAGGTCATATACATACATTTGATTATGCCATGTGTGCCTTACCTTCTGGTAAAAAACTTATGGGACTATCTGCAGGATGTTATTTGCATCATAAAGAAAACTATGCTAAGGCTACCCAACGAATGTGGTGGAGTGGATTAATAGTTAAACGTAATGTAAATAAAGGAGAGTATGATCTAGAAATGATAGAGTATAATACAGTACGGAGAAAGTATAAATGATACTAACTAAGGAGAACCAAGAAAAATGGGATAAAGCTAAACGTATGTACAATAAAGAAAAAGATCATAGTAATGATATGTCATATGAGAATGAAGTTAAGTTTGATAATGTAAATTCACCTGCACATTATAAACATGGTAAGAAAGAAACTATAGATGTTATACGAGATTGTATGACTAGTGATGAGTACCATGGATACTTAAAAGGAAATGTTTTGAAATATGTTTCAAGATATAAATTTAAAGGAGAGCCATTAGAAGATTTAGAAAAAGCACAATGGTATTTAAATAGACTAGTAAAGGAGGTCAAAGATGGGTCAAGTTAAGCAAGCAATAATAGAGGTAGAAGACTTTGTATCAGGTTGTTTAAAACAAGGTCGGACACTTAATCAAACAATAAGAGATGCAAAAGAATCTGTACAAGCTAAATTTAATCCTTACTTAGATGATGCTGATCTTATTGAGGATAAGTATTATCAATTTAGGGGGCAAAGATGAGTAAAGCTAAAGGACAGATTACATGGGATATGAGAGAGATGTTTTTAGATGCTTTGCATGATAAATATAAAGCACAAATATCAGATGCTAAAGCTAAATCTATTGTATATTTAGATAACCCTGTGGCAATTGGAGAACACCCTCAATTTATAGAGGAATTAGATAAACTTATTAGTGTTATATCTAATGCCGAAGAAAACATAAAAACACTAGAAGAGTACTTCGGAGGTACAGATGACTAAAGAGAAAGAAAAAGAACAAGTAGGATCAAGAACATTTTTAATTAACTCTACACAACTACAGGATTTAATGAGGTATCTAATGACTAGACCTTATGCTGAAGTTGTAAGGCTTATGAATATGGTGAGTACATTAAATCAGTTAGATCCTAGCATTGGTGCAGACTTTGTTAAGAAACAAACAGGTGAAACTAATGGAAAAAAGTAATCCAATTCATCAAACAGGTTTGTTGTTTGAACTAAAGATTGGTTTAAATAAGGACAATGCTATAGTGATTGACTACGGGGGAAAGCCTGTAGGTAAAATAAGAGAAGCTTTAAAAGAATATAAGTATCAAGCTAATCTATGTGCTGCAATTATTAATCATGCAAACTCTGTTAGTAAAAAACTAGAAGATGATATTAAACAAATGATACAAAAGATTTAAAGTTTTGGTATAAGTGTCGCCAAAAAAAAGGCTCCCTTAAAGGAGCCCTGTTGTTGCCTAACTGGGGGAAGTTTACGCTTCCCCTTTTTTATTTCTTAGCTATTGTATTTTTATTTATACCTTTTTTTATTATATAATTCTGTGTGCCATTAGCACCTGTCTCTACTTCTTTTTTTAAAACTTTAAACAATTCTTTTTCTTTTTTATCTTTAGTTTGTTTTGCTACGTATGCGTTAATAAATTTTGTATCTCTCATAATATTATGCTGTTAATCTATTTGCTTGTGTTTTAACTTTACTAAGTTTAATAGGCTTGCTTAGTATATCCTTTTGTAATTTTTTAGGCAAAGGCATTTTAATTATTTGATGTTCATCATGTTCATAACTTAAATCAATACCTTTATTTTTATAATCTAATATATAGCTAGAGTAGTTTGTCATGTTTGTTGTGCCTTCACTTGCATTATCTTCTGGAGTTGTAAGGTTATTACCAGGATTAGCTATTGTTATTGGCATACTAAAATCTACTGTAGAGTTATCAACGTAATCTCTTAAAGTAATCATATCATTTGGTCTATTTGATAAAGTTTCGGAGAGTGCACTACCTTGTTTTACCCATATAAAATATTGTTTAGGGTTGTTAAGTCTTTCTGCTACACTAGGTTCGTCATTTTCAATTACATCCATTATTCTACTGTGACCTTGAGCCATACCACTATCACTATATATTGTAAAAAAATCTGGTATTGTAACTGTTCTATCATTTAAAGTTTCATACAAAAGATCAGCTCTTATTTTTTTAAGAACGAATCCATTCTGCATAGACATTTTCATTCTATTAGGTATAGATTTTATATCATCGTCTTCGCTAAATTCTGGTTCGCTTATAGTTACTTTTTTTATTTGATCTTTAACACCATATTGTGTGGCAACTTTTTCTAGTTGGGCTATAACAATTTTATCATAGAATTTTTTAAGACCTTCTGCTTTTTTTGGATCTTGCCCCTCGTATCTATCACCTTGGATTTGACCATTAGTAATACCTATACTATCTGTGCCATTCAAAACTGCTTCTTTAATTAAAGAGTCTAGCATTAATTTAACGTATTCTTTTGATTGAGTTATAGGTAAATTTTCAACTGTATAATTTTTTGCATGATCCATTGCTTGTTCTTTTTCTTGAAATGCTATAGATTTTGATTCTGGTGTTAGACCATCATAATAAAAAACATAATATAAATCATCTTCAATTCTTTTTTCTACGTATGTGTCACCTGAATGCTTACGATATAAAACTTTATTAGTAGACATGCCAGTATTTTCTAAAAGATCTTTTTGTGTTTGAAATTTTGCTATTCTAAGATCATAAATATCTTCATAATTATCTTCAATATATTTGGGAGTAATTTCACTACCTTTTAATACTGTAAATTTTGGCTTATCTTTAGTTCCAAATTTTTGAATATCTTGAATCCAATCTGATTGTATTTCATCTACAATAAAAGTATTTTTTAATTCTTGGGATGCCTGTTTCATTGCGTCACTGACAGAATATGTTAATGGTGAGTCTTCACCGTATTCTAAATTATTTGGATTATAACCTATTTGAGTTCTAGCATGAGCCATAGTATTTCTACCGTATTCTTCTTTAAGATGTGCCCCTGTTGCTTGGTATATTTTTTTAGATAGACCAAACTCTAAATCTCCTTCAGCTATGTATGAGTCAGGTGAAGAGGGCTCTTGGGCTATTTGAATTGCATACTGACCTGTAGTATTTCCAGCACCACCTATTGAGAAAGTAGAAAAATCTTGCTGACCTTCTTTAGGTATTTTTGTAAGTACAAGATCAGGTGCTATGTTTTTATCTTTAACTAATTTTAATAATTCCTCTTTAGTAACAGACTCATTACCTTGCAAAAATTCTGTAAGACCTAGGTAATTCATTTCTTCTTTAGTAGAATTACTTTGTATAATACTTTTCCATTTACCTTTAGTAGATTTATCTTGTTTAGCATTTGTAATAGCTTCAACAGCCCTTGAATAATAATCAGGTTTGTTACCTTTAAGTGCTATTGCTGTTTGTTTTTCTACTGCAGATAGAGGTCCAAGTTCTACTTTCTCTGGTACTAATTTATCTGTTTGTTTTTTAACATCATCTTTCTTACTATAAAATATTTGAGGTTTGTTAGCCTCGTCTGATAAATCTGGAAAAGTTTCTTGCGGAAATGTAATAGGTTCTGGTGTGCTTGGTGGTGGTGATGAGTCTATTATATCATCTGATAAGTCTGGATAAGATTCTTGCCATGTTTTAATTACAGCAGGTGCAGAACCTTTCATTCGTTCTTTTTCTTCTGCAGCTATTCTTTCTCTTTCTTTTTCTTTTTGACCTGTATCACCTATATAATCACCTTGCCCTGTAGACACAGGTACAGATTTATTTATTTGATCATAGGCTATAGCACCTGCACTTCCACCTGTTACAGCTTGAAATGCAGCCTTACCATATGTTTTAATAAATTGTGTACCACCACGTTTAGCAAACTCTTTAGCTAATATAGGTAGTGCTATTCTACCAGCAGTTGTAGCTACCGCATACCCTGCATATATAATTGGTATAGGCATCTAAGTAATCCATTGTGTATATTCTTTACCATTGTAAAGTAATGCTTCTTTTCTATTCTCTTCTTTATTATATGAACAATGCACCCATCCACTTGAGGGATCATCATTTTTATAAAATTCTAATATCAATTGATCAAAGATTAAGTTGTTCTTAATATATTTTGCTAATGATTTATTATCTAAACCAAACATTTCAAAGTCAGCTGCTTCACCCTTTGCATGTTGGCTAGTAGTTTTGCTACCTATAGCTTCACACAGTTCTTCTGATCTATACCCTGAGGTAATTACCATAGGTTTACCAAAGTTTCTACGTGTAGGCTCTAGTATGTGTGTACATAGTTCTGTTAAATTTTCTATATGATCAAGAGTAGGTTTATTATCTATTCCTTTTCTTACAGCAGTTTGGGATTTTGTTAACTCTGATAAGCTAAAGTGTCCACTAAGTTGCATTAGTTTGCCAATGGGTTAGATGTTGATACTTTAATTTCTTCTATTTGTACTTTTAATAATTCAATTTCTTTTTTATTTATTTGGCTAATAGTATGACCATGCTCAGTATCGTGTGTATGTTCTCCAACTTCATGACTATGTGATGTATCAGCGTTTTCTAATTTATTAACTTTCTCTTCTAATACTTTTATCTCTGATAAAAAACTCATGTCGATATTTTTAGATGCACTCTCTAACACTTCTAACTTAGTCATAATCTCACCATACTTAATAAAACCACCACCGATTGCGGCAATGACCCCAAGTAATGCAGCTACTCCTGCTAATTGATTTTTTATTTTATCCATTTTTTAAAACCTCTAGTTCTATTAGTATTTGTTGTTTTTTAATATTTATTTTTCTTAGTTTTTCTTGCATAATAACTACAGGATCATTAGCTATATAATTATTTAAACTAACATCAGTGTATAGCTGTCTCATATCCTGTATCTGCAATTGATCTAAGTATATATTTTTACTTTTATAGAAGGGTATGTCATAAGAATCAAGGGATGCCTGGTCACTTACCATAGCATCTAGCTTAATAATATTTTTAATTT